ACTCCGCCGGGGTTAGAGAATCCCACACGTCGCTCATCGGCTTCAACACGTTGAACAATGCGACTGGTGTGCCGATGGTGATGCCGTCCAACGGGATGCGGTACAAGGGCATGTCGTAGGTGGTGCCCCCGTCCAACGGGCTGGTGGTGTTCACGGCGGGGTCGGTGGGCGTGCCCGTGGTGGGCGTGCCCCTGACCACCACCAGTTCCGCGCTCTCGATGTTCTGCGAGCCCTTGGTGTACCGGCATACGATGAGGTCGTTGCGTTTCTGACCCTGCGAGCCGTTGGTGACGATCAGGTCCTCGGGCGTGCCCTGGCTGACGTGACGGCCCTGCATGACCAGTTCGCCCGTGCCGATGGTCACCTTGTTCGCCGAAACGACCGTGATCTTGAGCTTGTCATGCACGTTCAGGACATAATCGTCCAAGCCGAGGATGCCGGCGTTCAATCCCGCCGCCTGCTCCGCTGTCGCGTGCGCCTTGCCCGCATGACCGGTGACGAGTTCAACCATTCCGCTTGCCTCCGTTCTGCATCCAACTGTCGAAGCTGTTATCGTAGTCCTTGAGCTTGTTCACATAGTCCGCGTAATCCTGATCGCAAAACAGGTAGTCGTGGCCCGTGCCGGAGGAGTCCAGCCGGTTGACGTTGTGCCACGTCTTGATATCCGGATCGTCCAAGTCCTTGTACCATTTGTTTCTGCCGCAACGGTCGCATTGCATGACCGTCGCATTGTCGATACGCGCCATAATGGCCCCCTTCCTAATCAGCCTCGTAATCGACGGACAAGACGCCGCCCGAGACCTTGACGATTTTCTTGGTTATCGAAGCGTTGACGGTGATGCCGGTGAGATTGTCGCGCGCCGTCACGGTGTCGCCCACGTCGAACACCACGTTCGCGTCATCACGGACGGTGACCTTCACGTCACCCTCGGATTGCAGTTCCTGCAACTTCTCACGTGTCTTCTGATTCAGCTCGGCGGTTTCGGCGTTGCTGTAGTCGTAGACCTGCGTTATCTCGTCCACGCCCTTGAGCGACTGGGATTGGCTGACGTTGCCTTTGGCGTCCGCATACCAGTGGACGACGGTTCTCGCGGCCAAATCGCCCTTGCCCAGGCCGATGAGATGGTTCGGTTTGCGCCACGTGCGGGTCGCGTCGAAATCGATAAGGTCGCTGTCAATCGAGTCGCCGTAATGCGCTGCCGGTTCGGCCCAGACGCGGACCTTCCCGGAAGCGTAGGCGAGCCGCAGCTTGAGGCCAGACGCGGCGCACATCTTCCGCAGCCCCGAGTACGCATCCACGTAACGGTCGAACTGGTAGCTTTTGATGGTCTGCGCGCCGGCAGTGGGCGAGTCCACCGCGTCGAACACGCCGTCAAGGCCGACGCGACTGATGAGCGAGCCGATGACCGTGCTGGCCGTGCCGCTCACGGTGAGATAATCCTTGCCCTTATCAGGCTCCAAAATCTTGTTCGCCAACATGCCGTGCCACGTGCGACCGCCGTAGGTGAGGGTGCTGCGGCCGTCCTTCAGCGAGTCCTTCAGGGAGTCCACGACGCCCCCGCATTCGCCGCCGTCGAAATACACGTAGCTACCGGCATCGATGAGCCGGTCCACGGTCAGTTCGAAATCGTTCTCGTCCGCGCCCCACGCGGCGTCGAGCGTGAAGTCCTCAAGGCTGGCTTGGTCCACGTGGCTCGCATCGGTGACGATCAGTTCCGCCATGGTGGCTCGCTTTCCTCCTGATAGACGGTCAAATCGACGCCGAAGCCGCTCCACTGCACGATGGAATCGCCAGCCGGTATCGGCTGGAAGATGTATTCGCCCCCGTTGAGACCGGTTCCGCGCCGGCCCTTGTCGAACACGTTGGTCTCGTCGCCGTTCTCGGCGGTCATGACGATGGTGCGACGGCCTGCAATCGAGGTGACGGTCACGTAGGAGCCCGAGGGTATGTCCATGTCGAGCGCGTACGTGTTGCCGCCCAACGTGAGTTGCGGGTTCGACACCGGTCCGAATATCACCATCTGGAACGGCATGGCAGTGGGCATGGGATTCGAGGCCACCGCATTCCTCGTGGTCGCCAGATAATCATGCGGATAATCATGCGGATAGTCGAGGTCCAGTCCGGGCGTGAGCGCGTCGCTCCAGAAGTGCTGCGATTCCCCGGCCTTACGCCAGATGCCGTCAAGCATGACCACGGTGAGCTTCTGCTGGATTATCACCGGCGTGATGGTCTGCGGCTCCGCCTTGACCACGTAGGCGCGAGTCGTCCAGCCGTCAGCATCAAACATGCCCGGCGTTCCTGCGGCAACGTCGGCATCGAACAGGCGGCGCGTCGAATCCACCTTCTCGGGGCAGCGGACATAGGCTAGGTCAAGCTCGGCCTCGCGCGCCGTACGACTTACTCCGGTCAGACTCCGGTATCCGATGGTGTACGACCATTCGCGACCGCGCAGCCCATCCGCCGTCTGAGCCCAGATACCGGGCCCTTCCAGTGGGATCGTCTCACCGGTCGAGGCGCATATATAACTAAGCGATCGCATTGCGTATCACCCTTCCGAGTTCACGACCATCCACCTCGATGCCAAGCTTCTCCATAATCAGCGGCATATCCGCGTGCAGTGCGCGCAGCTCCGATAGGAGTTCGCCGAGTAGTTCGCCGGACTGGTTCTGGTATGTGCCGTTCGCGGTGCCTGTGCCGACGCTAGGGCGTGGCGTGTCCATGCCATGCATGAGTTCCATGCTGGCCGGGCTGATCGCGGCGCGGGTGGCGTCCACGAGGCCGGCCCGGCGTTGGAGCATACCCTCGGCCAGACCGTCGATGATGCTTTGGCCGGAGTAGAGGGTCCAGCCGTGGCCGCTGAACGGGCCTTCCTTCGCCGGGGAGTGCGGGAACAGTTTCGAGATGGCCTCCATCGCGTTGGATGCGGCGTCAACGGCGGCGCTGATGCCGTTCCTGATGCCTTGGGCGAGACCGTCCATGATGCTGCGGCCGGATGAGAGGAGCCACGAGCCCGCGTTGGAGAACAGGCTTTGTATGCGTCCGGGCAGGCTCTGCAATGTGCCGGTGATACCTTGCAGGAACTGGTTGCCGGCGTTGCGTGCGCCCGCCCCCATCTGTCCGCCCCATGCCTGCACGCTGCTTATCGCGCCGGTCAGCCATTGCCAGATTCGTCCGGGCAGCGACTGGAGCCATTGGCCAAGCCCGGTCAGGAACCGGCTTCCCGCGTCTCCGGCCTGCGCCATCATCTGGCTTCCCCATGCCTGCACGTTCTGGATGGTCTGGGTCAGCCATGTCCAGATTTGTGACGGCAGCTGCTGTATCCAGTTCGATAGGTTCGTCACGAAGTTCTGTCCGGCTTCCATCGCCTTGGAACCCAGTTGTTGGGCGAACGCGATGGGGAGCATGATGGCGTAGCCGAGCCAGTAGCCGATGGTCTGCGGCAGCTGCTGGAACCATTGGCCGATGTTGGTCAGGAACTGGCTTCCCGCGTCCATGGCCTTCTGCGGCAATGATTGGAACCATTGCCCGATCTCGTCAAGCTTGGCCTTCACCGGTTCCACGAACGTGGAAGAGAAGCCGTTGACGGTGTTGGCCCCGGCGTCGCCGGAGAACAAGCCGAACAGGTTGCCGGCCATGTCGGCCAGCGAGCCCATCGGGTCGAGCAGGAATCCGATCACCTGGCCGAGGATGGGGAACTTCTGGTTGAGCCAGTCGATGCCGTCGGCGAGTTTGCCGACCGCCGACGCGATGCCGTCCAACACTCCGGCGACGGTCTCGACCACATTGGCGACCGCCCCGATGTACGCGGCGAATCCTTTCGCGGCGGCGGCGGCCGTGTCGAGGCCCTTGCCAGCGCCTTCGGCGGACTTCTTGCCGCCGTCCAACGCCTTGCCGAGCCGTTTCAATGAGCCGAGGGCGTCGCCGAGCGCGGAGAATATGCGTTCGAGCGCGTCCATCCACGTGTCCAATGCGCCGCTGTCGGAGAGAGTGTCGGTGAATTTTTTCACCCATTCGGCTACGCGTTTGAGCTGGTCGGCCATCTTCTGCACGAGGTCGGCCGCGACCTTGATAACCGCGCCCAGCAGTTCCGCGGAGCCCTTGGCCGAGTCGAAGCGGCCGGCCGCTGATTCGGCCATGTCGCCGGCACCACGGAAGGCGTCAGCGACGTCGCCGATAGCGTCGAACAGGCTGCCCAACGCGCCGGCAAGCTGCTGCACGGCCCCGGTGTCTTTCAGTGCGGCGATGAACTTGCTCCACCATTCGACCGTGTCGGCGATCCAGTCCGCGAAGTCGGAGAACACCGTGCCCACGTATTTGAGCACGTCCTCGATGGCGGAGACTATCGCGCCGTCCGGCACGAGGCCCTTGAACGACCCGGCGATGCGGTCTACCGCCTCGGTGACGCGGCTGCGCGCGGATTCGAACGCCGTGGAGATGGTGTCCTTGAACCGGGTTATCGCGCCGGTCTTGTCGAGCTTGTCGTACAGGCCCGTGATCCACTTGCCCGCTTCGGAGAACTTCTTCTTCACGTCCGTGACCATGCCGGCGGCCGCGTCGCCCACCTTGCCGAACTGGGAGCTGAACCTGTTGATCGCGCCGGCGATGTTCTCCACGCCGACGGCATCGATGACCTTCTGCACGGCCTTGGCGACGCGGTTCTTCACGTTCTCCATGGCCGTGCCGATGCCCTGGGTCGCGTCCTTGGCCTGCTGGGCGAACGAGGCGTATTTGCCGAAACCGTTCTGGTTGAGGTCCATGACGGCCTTGTTGAAGTCGTCGAACGAGTATTTGCCGTCCTTCATGGCCTCGTACAGGTCGTTGGCGTTGTGGCCGGCTCCCATCATGGCCTCGGCCACTTGGTTGAGCTGGCCCGGCATGGCGGCCTGAATCGAACGCCATGCCTGCATGTCGACCTTGCCGGCGGAGAGCATCTGCGTGTACTGGGTGAGCGCGTTCTCCTGCTCCATGGTCGAAGCGCCGCCGGCGAGCATGGCGTTGTTGAACGCCAAAGCGATGTCGGTGGCCTCGTCGAGGTTCGAGGTCAGTGGGGCGAGCTGCTGGACCATGCCGGTCATGGCCGAGCTGGTGGTGGGCAGGCCGTCGAGCGCGTTCGTGATCTTCCTGATTGAGGCGGCCGCGTCCTCTGAACTGTACCCGAGGTTTTTCATGACCTTCGGGAAGTTGTTCATCTGGTCGGCGCGGTCAACCGCGGAACCAAGGCTGGACGTGACGACGGACGCGACCTTGCTGAACACGTTGGACGTGATGGCGGCCACGGCTCCGACCTTGGAGGCGAATCCGACGGACAGTCCCTTGCCGATGCTCTGTCCGGTCTTACTGCCGGTGGTTTTGGATGCGTCGCCGAACGCTTTTTCAATGGCCTTGCCGACGCCATCCATGGAGGGCACGATGGGCACATATGCGGTGGCGAGATTATAGGCCATTGTTTCGCCTTCCTCTGTTCGGTTATGGTTGTCCGGTCTGCGGCCGGTTCTCCACACGGTTCACGGTCGTGAACCGTTGGCTCATGAATCGGTCGAGCTGTTCGACGCTCATGCCAACGGCCTTGATGGTGCGCGTGCGACGGATGGCGTTGCCATCGGGTTCTGGGTTCTCTGATCCGGCTTCCATGGCCGGGCCGGTTGCTTCCGGCGTGGCGTGGTGTTGGCCGGGGCGTGGCAGCGGCCGGGGTTGCGGGCCGCGTTTCCTCGGGTCGCCGTTTGCCCAGATCCACTGGTTCATCTGTTCGATGCGCAGCACGGCCAGATACTGGTCGAACGTCCACGCGCGCGGCGTGTCCAACGTCTGCCAGACGAGTGAGCCTGCGGGGAGGTTCGCGGCCAGTGCGGCCGTCTCCGACGGGTCCAGGTCGTACATGCCGAGCCCGTACTCCCTTCTCATGTCCGCCGCCAACTGGTCGGGGCAGCGGTGGAGAAGGAGCACGAGCGTCATGAGTTTGGGAAAGCCTTGCCTAGCTCCTCGAACAGCTCGGTCAGGAAGGTGCCCATGGTTTCGCCGTCGATACGCCCATCAGCCCCTCGCAATCCATTCTTGACCTTGTCGTATGAGTCGCCGAGAAGTCGGCGTAGGAACGGGATGATCTGCAATGCGTTATTTGTCGGGTCGGCCTGAAGGTCATAGAGAGATTCCATGAACTCCCAATCGTCCAAAACCTTCGGGTCGATACCGATATCGATTCCACGGACGTTGACACGGCGAACCGTATTCTTGGACTGCTTGTGGTCCTGTGGATGGCTGGCAATCTGGTTGGCGTTTGTATTACGGTGGCTTCGGTTGCGTGACATTCTGATTCTCCTTGATAAAAAAAGCGGTTCTCTCCTTTGACGGTCAAAAGAGGAGTTCCCCTCGCGGCAAGGAGAGAAGAAAGGAATCCGCGAGGGGAAGCGTTGGCTAGTCGAGCCGTTGCGGGCACGATCGGAGGCTCTACTGTATTGGGGTGCCGATGTATTCGATGGAGGTGACGCCACCGCCCATGTCGTTCGCGGCCACAGTGATGTCATAGCCGAGCACGTCGCTCGAATGCACCTGGCGGTCGCCGAATTCGGAACGGGTTGCGGAACCGATGACGGTACGGTCCTTCACGTTGCCGGTTGCAACGATCTCGAACACGAGCGAGACCGGTGTATCGTCCGGCATCTGATGCTTGATGACCATGCTCTTGTCCTTGCCGGTCACCGCATTATCGCCGTAACGCAGCTGGGCCGCTGTCTTGCGCAGGAACTCGATGAGTACGAACTGGTAGCTTTCGGCGTAGCTGGAGACGACTTTCATCACGGCCGTACCGTTCGCGTCCTTGACTTCGGTGGTGTTGGTGTCGGTCGTGTTCTTGATGCCGTCCTCCGACAGATAGCCGATGAGCTGGAAAGCGGGGTCGAGCGGGCTTTCCGAGTCGACGGGCAATGTGGTGCCGAACGGTGCTGCGTAGGCGTAGCCTCCGACCTTGAACTTACCCAACGACACATTGGTGGAGTCGTTGGCTGTGGAATCAGTCATGATTTAAAACCTTTCTAAATATCGTCTGTTTTGACGGTGAGCTGGATGAGTATCTGATAGCGGGGCCGTCCGTCCGGCATGGGGAAGTCGGTCAGGCCGGTGATGTCCCAATCGGCCACCTCGGGCAGTTCAACGATGCGTTTCAACCGTGGCAGCACGAGACGCTGTGCCACGTCCGAAGCCTCCCAGCGTGAAGCGGCCCACACCTGCACAGCGATCAATGGTCTCGACACGAACCGGCCTTCCGAACCTCCCGTGCGTTCCACGGTGACGAACGGGATACGGTTCGTGGCGCTCGATTTGGCAGGCACCTCGAAGCTCGCGGGATAATCCTTGAGTTCGGGTGCCGCGTTGAGCCAGTCCATGACCAGCTTCTCCGCGTTCATCAGCCGCCTCCCAACGCCTTGGCGAGCGTGTCGCGCACGGCGTTATCGATGCGCGCGGCGAGATTATCCGTATGCACGAGCACCGTCGCGCCCTTCTCGTTCGCCCGCGGGCCCTCCGCCGTGTACGACGGCTGCCCCGCGTGAGTCGGCGCGGCCATGGAGTTGGCGCGGGCCGCGATCTTCTGTGCCTCCGACAAGGCGGCGCGAGCGCCCTCGTTGCGCCTGTACGCCTGGAATGCCAAATAATGCAGTTTCACCCGTTTCATGCACTATCCCTCCGCGTCGGTGACTTCGACCGTGAGATTCCAGGCGGTCGGCTTCATTCCGCCGTCCAATGGTCTCGGGTCTCCGATCACCTCGTAGTCATGTGAATTGATGCGCACACTCGCCCCGCGCAGACTCCGGTATGCGTAGCTGCGGGGGAACAGGCACGTGAACGCCACGGTTACTCCGTCAGGGCGCAGCGAATCGGTCGCATTCGACATGGCACCCGGCGAGACAAGCACGTTGTCCACCGATTCGATATCGACCTTCGTGACGGGCGAGCCGCCGGGGTCGGTCTCGCCGGTCGGCGTGTATCGCATCACTTTCACGGTCTCGCCTCTCATGACGCCTCCCCGTTTGACAGGTCGATGCTGTAGAAGCGTTGGCCGGTGAGCCCAAGCGCCTTCTTCTGTCCCTTGGACAGGTAGAATTCGCCGCGAGGGTTCGCGAATGTCATGGACTGGGTGAAATTGCCCGCCGTGAGGCTGAGATTGCTGGCACCGGTGGTGTCGAAACCAGCGCCCTCGGTCTGCATGTCGGATGAGATCGCGTCCTTGGCGAGTTCGCAGGCGATGCGTTCAAGCGTCGCCTGCGATATGTTCCGCCAATCCGGGCATTGTTCGCGGAGGAACTGCGAGGCATCGGCCAGACGCTGATCCACATAATCGGGGTCGTCCGGCATCTGCTTCCAGCGTTTGGCCAATTCCAAATGCGTGGCAAATGGGTTTTCTTCCGTTTCATCGACCATGACGGCCTCCTTAATGTCAGAATGCGATGATGCCGAAGCCGCGTGCTGCGGCCAGCAGCATGTCCGCCTGCGCCCGTTCCGCGTCGGTGAGAGGATGCCACCGGGCTTCCAGATCCTCGTGAGGGGCGAACACGGTATTGTCAGTCATCGGACACCACCGTGGCGATGGACTTGTCAGCGACAGTCGCGGTCACCGTCTGGTCCGCGCCCTCCGGCAGGACACGTACCGTCACATTGGTTGTCTCGCCGGCTCGGACGGTGACGGTTTCAGGACTGGTCTCGATGGATTGGGGTGCCGGCGTCACACTTTTGGGGCTGCGATCACGAAGGCGGGGAAGCGCTTCGTCTTGTCGGGCTGCACGTCGTTGATGGGGTTGGCGATTTGGAAGCCGACGCGGAACACGACTCGCATGGCGACGCAATCCTGCTGGGCGAGGTTCAGAATCACCTTGCCGTTATCGTCCGAGATAACCGACTGGTCAAGCATCTTGTAGGTGATGTCCTGACGGATGCCGACCACGAAGTTCGACCAGTCCGCGCCGAGCAGCACGGCCTTGGTGGAATCCCACGCGCCGTTGTCGACCTCGTTGAGATCGAAGCCGTAGAGGGTGGACGGCGCGCCGGAGGCGAGCGAGGGCACGTAGATCGGGGTGCCGTTGGTGTTACGCAGGCCGATAAGCTCCCAGTTCAGGCCCGGCTTGCCGGCGAAGCCGTTCATGGCGAAGCCCTGTTCGGCGAGCTTCTGTCCCATGGAGGCCACGTCCTTGGCGAGGTCCTTGCCCTGGGTGAGCGTGTTGCCCGCCGTGATGGCCTGCGGGATGATGCCGTCCGGGAAGCTGGACGGCTTGTCCACGCCGAAAAGGGTCGCCTGGTCCAGCTTGTAGCCGAGCGCGGAAGCCAGACGCGGCATGACCTCCGGCCAGATTGGGATGCCGGAATCCGCGATAACGGCTTCGGGGATGGGCACGATGGCCGCAAGTTCCTCGGCCGTGATGCTCAGGCCCGACCACTTCATCTTCGTGGTCTGTTTCAGGCCGGTATCACCGCCCACCCAGTAGGCGATCGGCTTGGAGTCAAGCACCGGCTGCGTGCGCGTGCGGGTGCTCATGCGAATCTGACGCATACGGGTCAGGGACACACTCGACTTGGGAGCGTCCTGGATAATCTGGGTGGCGTATTCGGTGGGGATGAGTCCGCCGCCGAGGTCGCCGCTGGTGATGATGGAGTTCACGTTGGAAGTCATCGTCATACCTTCTTTCTATGAGGTGGATTATTTGCGTTTCTGCTTGAGGAACTGATCGCGAAGCCAATCGCCGGATGTGTCGGATGGCGCGGGAGGCTGGTTGGATTCGGAGGAGGCGTGCACCTTCGGCTTGGTCTTCTCGGCGATGTAGTCGGCGAGCGCCTTGCCGTTGGCTTGCATTTCTTCGAGGGTGGAGCCGTGGAGCAGTGCGATGGGCACGCCGGTTTCCTTGGAGACCTGCGTCTTCCATTCGTTCTGCTGTTTTTCCGCCTCGTAGGCAGCGTTCTTGGCTTCAAGCTCTTTGATGTGCTTGGCTGTCTTTTCGGCTTCGGACAGTTGGGCCTCCTTGAGCTGTTGCAGTTCGTCGGCGGCTGTCTTGTTGTCCTTGGCGCGTTTCTCCCATTCGCGGGAATGGGCGACGGCCTCCTTGTATTTGGCCTCGTAGTCGATTTCGGGCGGCTTCGCTCCGTTCTCGGTCGATGCCGCCTGCTGGTTACCGTTGGCCTCTTCGGTCATGGTTCCTCCTGTGGTTCGGGCCCGTTTCGGGCATAAAAAACCACCCGTGCGGGTGGTTGGGGAAAATTCAGTGCGAACGGGACGGTCTGGGTACTCCATACCCGTCCTTGTATCGGTCTGGGTAAAGCCGGCGCATCAGGTAGACAAGCGTGTTCGGGTCGTTGGGATTGTCGGGATTGCCTTTTGTGGTGGCCTTTATCATCCGATAGGTGTCGTCGTCCAGGCCGCCGTTCTCGATGAGGCTGCGTGCGTGCATGTATTCCGAGTACATGCGGTCGGGATCATAGCCCTCGATGTGAGCTTGGTCGCGATCCCATTCGGGCACGATCTGGCAGTCGCAGTCGTCGTGGAACAGTCTGAACGAGCCTTTGGCGTATTTCGCGGTCTTCTCGCTGCGGTACACCCAGCCTCGCGAGCAGAGCATCGTGCAGAACGCGCACGTCTTCGCGCCTCTCGGCACGCGCGCGTACCGTGGTTCGGACGGGTCGTGCTCGCACAGGCGTGCGATGGTTTCACGCCCCGAATACATGACCCAACGCATCATCGCGCCGACCAGAAACGTCTGCATGGTCTGCGGGTCCGTCCACAGGTGGCCGGCCTGCCAGCGTATGGTCTTGTCGATGCCGTCGCCGGGGAACGAGTCGGATAGGTCGTACTCCCACGGGTCGGGCACCGATTCGCCACGGACGCGCATATACCATTCATAGGCGGCCTGCGCCGCGAGGTCGCCGTATTTGACGACCAGTTGCGGCACGTAGTCGAGCAGCATGTCACGCTGCCATTCAGGGCTGAGCTGTTGCAGCGTCTCCCACAGTTTCGCCAGATCGCGGCGTGCCAGTTCCACCGCCCGAGCTTGGCTGGCTTGCAGCTGTTCCAGTTGCCGGTTGTCCGTCATCCTTATTGCCTCCGTTCACGAGGGAGTCAAGCACGCTGCGGGTCTCGGCCTTGCGCTTGTCGACCAACAGGCGTGTGATATCGGAATCCGTGTAGCCGAGCTTCTCCAACACCACGTCGGAGTTGGCGAGCCATGGAATGGCCGTCACCTGCTTCACGATGGCATCGGAGAGCGCGGCCTGCGATGGGCGTTCGGGGTCACGCCAGTTGACCTGCAACCGATTGAGCTCGTCGCTGTCCTCGCTGGTGCCGTTGAGGATGGCGATGTCCCTCGCGGCCTTGCGTAGCTGCACGCCGATGGCGCGGCAGGCGTTTTTCGCCTCGATGACAAGTTCGCTTTCCGCCGCCATGATCGCTTCCGAAGAAGAAGGGCCGGAATCCGTCATCACGCCGAACTGGCTGAGCGGCACGCCGGTCGCGCCGCTCATGCGTGCCGCGAGGGCGCGAAGCATGTCGGTGTGCGGCTGCATGGTCATCTGCGTGAACTGGCCGATGACGGGCGCTTGGCCGTCCTCGTTGAGGCTGATGTTGAGCATCTTCGAGATGGTGGCTTCCCAGCCGGTCAGCTTCCTGCCGTTCTTGTCCTCGGGCGGCTCGTCCGCGCCGATGAGGTAACGTTGCGGGCTCGAATAGAATTCGGCGCTTACCTCCATGCGCAGCATGGTGCGCACCGCCGTGTCGGTGATGCTCATGACCTCACGGCTGATGCGCGAGCGGCCAAAGGGGCGGTTCAGGTCCTGATGGTAGGGGATCAGGTACACAGGCACATGATCCATGTACGTGTTACATGGAGCGTCCGCATGATAGCGGCCTGATTGCGTGCGGCGTATACGAATCGTGTAGCCGGGCATGTAGAGCATGAGCTCGGAAGGCACGATGGTGTTCGCCTGCGCGTACTGTGAGCGGTCGATATCGGTTATCGACAACGCCGCCGACAGGCCGCGACGGGCGTAATCCCACAGGCCGGTCTCATAGAGCGCGCTACGGAACGACACGGACACCTTCGAGCGCAGACCATCCTCGGGTTCCGCGCTGCGCACGTTCAGGAACGAGCATGAGTGAATGAGCGCGCTGCGGATGGCCTGCGGCAGTTCCACGTCGAAGTCGTTGTCTGAAAGAATCGAATCCAAACCCAACGGGTCGCGGCTGTCGTCGCCGACTCCGACGAAACCATCGAACACGATGCGGTCGGCCAAAGCGTCCACCGATTTCTGCGGCCAGCCCACGACCTCGCTTATCCCCGCCATGCTGTCCGGCACGGCGATGGACAGATTCTTAAGCTCGTTTCGTCCGTCGTAGTATTTGGTGCGCAACAGGTTACGTTCGAGCTTCTGGGACCATTGACGTATCATCAAATCCCACGGTTCTCGGCACTCGTCGGGCAGATTATCGACCTGCACGTTTTCAAGACTGGGAATCTGCATCAGAATGCCACCGCCTTCGCTCTTCTTCCCGGATGACGTTTGGAAGTCTTGACGTTCCAATACGCGAGAGCCACCGCTTCCACGGGACTCACGTCGATGTTCTCCATGGACGTCTCGTAGCCGAACCCGTCGCCGATTTTCCTGTGCTTCGCATGACCCACCGCCTCGTCAAGCAGCGGCTGTCCGAAATGGGTAAGCCCATGGTCGTTCACGGCCTGTTCGAGCATCGAACAAGCGTCCGCCACGTCGGAAGGGCGCGGAACCACGATCACTCTTTTCGACACGCCCTTGTCGATGAGGCTGTTGACCAGGGTGGGGGCTCCCACGCGCCCGTCGATGATGATGCCGATGGCGTTGCGCCATCGTTCCGCACCGTTCTTCTCGGCGGTCAGCCAGTCGGCCAGCCAGCCGGTGCCGCCGCGCATGCTGCGCGAGGCGATGACCTCCACGTGCGGCAATTCACTCGACTTGCGGGGCGGGCGCACGCACGCCACGAGGGTGACGTTCGCGCCGTCCGCGCTGAACTTGACCGCATACGAGTTGTAGCCATCCATGCAGGGCTTGTCGGTCTTGCACTTGGCCCACTCGTCAACATCGATATCGGACAGCGCGCCGGCCTGATCGTTCCACCAGCCGAGACGTTCGCGGGCGAAACCGTCCGGCGTCATCTTCTCCGACTCGGAAACGACCACGCTTTTCAACAGGCGGGTGCCGAGCGATGGATTGTACCGGTACCAGCGTTGCTGGTCGTGCACGTCGCCGATCTCGGTCGCCGCCCATTCGAACCAGCACAGGTTCTTCGGCGGCTTGTCGCGATGCGCGTTGCGGCGCATGCGCGCGAACACCGTGCCCGGCGAAGTCGGCGGGGTCGGCGTGCCCGTGTAGATGGTCAACGGATTGCCCGAGGGTGCCGACGAGATGGCGGGCTGTATGGCCTCCATCTGCTCGTCGGTCAGCTCCTGCGCCTCGTCGCACACCAGCACGTCCACCGTGAAGCCACGGCCCGAACTCTTCGAACGGGCGATGAACTCAATGCAGCCACCGTTCTTCAACACGATGGCCTCCTGGCCGTTCGTGGCCCGAATGTAGGTGACCAGTTCCGACAGTTCGGGGAACTTGCGCGCGTTCTCGAAGTAGTATTTCATGCGCAGGAAATGCTTGCGGCAGGTCTTCACCTCATGCGCCGTATGCAGGATCTTCATGCCGAGGATCGCGGCAAGGTACAGCTCCGTGAACTCGAGAATCGCGTTCTTGCCGTTCTGTCGCGGCACCGCGCACCCGCAATCCGACGCCGCCCATTGCAGCTTCGAATCCGTGGCGAGCCACCCCTCGAGCACGATGCGCTGCCACTTGTCCGGCTTCATGTCGTAGCCGGCGGCGAGCGCGCACGCCTCTCCTCCCTCGGACTGCGCGTGCTTGGGAACCAGAGCGAAGCTAGGTTCCTGTACGCCTCTTCGTCTTGCCACCCTCGATCACCCTCAGCTTCCGTCGTTCGGCTATCTCGTCAAGCGGCGTATGCCGCTCCTGCTTCTGGACTTTCGCCTGCATGATCTGGCTGCGCGCGGCGGGCGTGATCCCGTAATCCTGCAACAGCTTGTTCAGTATGGGCACGCTGGCGAAATTGCCGGAACCCCAGATGTCCGCGTGGATCAGGGCGGCGTTCATGAGGTTGTCCCAGTCGGCCTCCGTCCACGAGTCCGCGCCTGGAGTGGAAGCCAAATGCTCCCACCATCGCACGGTCGCCTCGGGCCATTCGATGCCGTCAGGCAGGTTGGGCTGTACTGTCGCGGTCTTGGCCAACTGGGTCACCTCGAATCAATGTCTAGGAGCCGCTGGAGCGGCTAGCGCGAGCGGAACCGGCTGCACGAGAGAAATCAAACTCGCCCTGCACGTATCTCGGACGCATGACAATCACCTCCATCGGGAAATCAGGAGCCAGATGAACGGGACGCCACTTTCCCCCGAGCGAGTCGCTTGCCGGTTTTCCAGTCAATACCTCGCTTGGCGAGAATACGACGCGCGGCCCTTACGGCTTCATTATCGGAATTACCCTGCGCCGTTTTCAATGCTTTTTCAACGGAAGAGGGAGGACGTACCGCGCCGGATTGAACCCGAGAACGGTATTCCGCACGTGCGGATTCTCTCTGCGTATGGTAATCAGATGACGCGCGTTGAGCGGCTTTTTGAAATGCCTTCGCTCCGCGGCTGGTGCGAATCTGCCGGTTCGAGCGCATCTTGTCGTCCGCAAAACCGCTTATCGGACTCGACAAGCCACGCTCGGCCAAGAATTCAGATTCAGATTGAACCTTTGTGCGTCGTGCCACGAGATTCTCCAATCACAAGAGACAACAAGATCAGGAGCCGGAGGAACGCGAGCCGCCGCGAGAAAAAGCGCTGCGGATACGACCGGCCACATTACGCACCGCACTACCGGCACGCTGGAACAGGTTTCGCATAATCCACCTCCCTCCAAGCACGAAAATCGGACAGGAAAAAATCAGGAGCCGGAAGAGCGGGAAGCGGTTCTGCTGTTGGCCCGTTTCATCGATAGGATTTTCTTCGCCCACGGTTTTCCCGCTTTTGCTGCGCGCTCAAGAGTTGGATCGTGGATGGCCCCGGATTCGACCAATTTGCGGTAATCGGCGAGTGCTTTTCTTTGACGTCGGGATTGTTCCTCGTCCTTAAGTGGATAGTGAAAGTTACCTCTTCGGTCAATGGTGAAATCTGGAGTGACCTTGATACCGCGTTCGGCGGCGTATTCACTGAAGGTCTGGGATTTACGCGCCATGAAAGTCTCTCTTCAATGGAAAAGCCGCCCCATAGGGACGGCTTGAACGAAAATATTGTTACCGGTTCACGATCCGCTCGATCGCGACGCGGAACGGGACGCACTCACACGCAGGGCGGATACACCGCCACCGGATGAACCGGAAGAGCGACGTCCATACCCCGTATAGCGGATATCGTTGGTGCTCGCGTAACGGACTCGCCTCATAACTCGCCTCCCAGCTTCCGAGCGACGGCCATGCCGTCCAGATACTTGTCGCCGAGCTTGCGAAGACCGTACTCGGCGAGGAAAGAGTCTTTATCGTCGCGCAAGGGGAATGCGATGGCGAACCAGTGTTCGGAATCGGTCGGCTCGACAAGCTTTTCCGGGCTGCGAGCCGAAACCAGCGCCTTGTGCAGAGCGGAGAGCTCGGCGAGGCAATCCTTTTCCAGATCATCGGTGTACTTGACGCCGGCGAGCGGGTCGGGCGTCTTCTCCGCGAAACCGAGACCGCCGACGAACCCCACACCGGCGCCGAACGCCACGGCAGACGACCTGGCCGGCTTGTACGGGGCAAGCCTGTCGGCGATGTCACGGTACGCATAGATCCGGTGTTCCTCGCCGAAACCAAAACGCTCACGCCACCGCGTCATCTCGGCGGGGGAGGGGAAGCACAGGCACAACCAGAATTCGGTGTCGGTCGCATCCACGAACCGCTTGCGCTCCGCACGGGCACGCTCGCGGTATTCCTTCGCGTTCTCGTCCAGATTCTCCGGCACCGGCTTCACACGCTTGCCCTTGGGTTTTCTCTTCGAAAAATCGAATTTGAAATCACCTGACATGATCCACCTCCAACAAGGGGAACCATTCAAGCAGCGTCGCGTAATCGTCCGGTGCCTTGTCCTTGAGAACCTTGGTGAAACGCTTGTCGATGCCGTCGAACGAACGACCGAACCACGCATAATCACACGGCAGCTCGATATGATGCCCGCGAATGCAGTCCAATACCTCGCCCTTGAGCCAATCCCCGATAGGACTGACCTTCTTGAGGTTGCGCCGCCAGTACCCGTACTGGACGAACGCGCCGCGACGCTGAATCGAATCGGCGGCGCGCACGCCATCCGCGCACCACGTGCTCTTATCCAAGCCCACGTCGGCGCGGATGAAATCCCACATCTGCTCATACGACGGCTCAGGCAACCGCGCCGCCTCGATATAGCGCAACCGTTCGGGAGCCTGGAACACCGCATTGTTCAACCACCGGTACAGCGACGGGTGCGGATACCTTTTGATTCTGGTCTGGAACTTCTGCTCGAAATAATCCAGCTCCTCGTCCACGAACCTCAAACCGGGCACATAGTACAAATACGCGGGAACGACCTCGATGCCCATATCCCGCATCGCCAGCCACGCGGCGATAGAATCCTTGCCGCACGAAAACGCCAACAACACGGGCCTGCCATCAGTGGCCAGCTTCTCGCGCACCGCCAGACTCGTACCCTGATTGCGGATAACCGTGGTCACTTCGGCCACCTCCTTCCCGTCATGCGAATAAACCGCGAACGCGAATAAAACTCAACACCGGCACGCCGGAAACTCGACTCCGACGACTCCACGAACACATGCAACCCATGTCCACTGGACGAAACCTCCGCATAGATCGCATCCGGCAACAGCTCCAACGCCTGCGCGGGCGGACTGGTCAAATCAACATGGTCGAAATCCCAGCACGCAAGCCCATCGCCGAGCATGATGCCATAGCCGTCGCCGGCCTTCGAGCGCATGACCTCCGGGTATGATGCCCAGGTATCGGGGTCGGTCGAACTGGCTGGTGACCCATCGCACATAATCGGGCGCTTGCCATCGGCGCGCACCCAACGGCGCAATGCCTTGAGTTCCTGCGGTATCTGATGTTTGCGGCTCCACGCCTTGCGGCATCTGTCCGAGCAAAACAGTCTCGGACGCCTAGGGTTCGGTGTGGATTGAAAGAAATGGCCGCAATTCCTACATTGGTTGACCATAGCTATAACTATAGCATATATTCCAATGGGTTGCAACCATAATTTCGTGACATATCAAAACTGCGGAGAATCAAACGTAACAGCCTCGAAAACAAGCGAGGCAAAAGTGTCAAACCAGCTCCGAAACGGCTCGCACAGGCGCTCGCAGGCACCCCAACGGCCAAACGTACGATACTCCACGCGGATTGCGGGGGGACGGCGGCGCTAGGACCTTGGGGGAGCCTTGCATGGGAGGGGAGGGGGTTGGCCCCCGGTTACCATTGGCGGCTGATCGGGATGGTGTTTTGTGGTTGTTTTGTGTTTTGGCGGCCTGTGGTGTTGGTTGTGATTTTGTTGCCTTTTCGCTGGTTGCAGATCCTGTGTGCGAGTTGGGTGTTGTCGAAGCTGACTGGCGAGCCGCCTCGGCTGAATGGGATGATCTCATCGAGCTCGCAGCTGAGTGGGTGTGGTGTTTTGAGTGTGAGGTCGATGGGTTTGCCGCAGAGTGCGCAGATTGGTATTGGCCCTTCGGCTGCGATATGTCTGGCTTTGCATTTGCGGCGGGCTGCTCCATTGCTGTAGCGCCCTGATCCCGCCTTGTTGCTCATGATTGCCTACTCGCTGAGGGGATTGGTGGCTTGGGCGAGATTCGAATTCGCGATCCAGTGGCAGTGTTTACTGGATGTCACGCTATCCCAGCGTGACCGGTTAGTCCTCTACCGTACGCAAGCCGTGGCGGGCTGACTGGCACCGGCGCTTTGGACGCTGCCGGCGGAGTATTCTCAGCCCATGAGATACGGAGGATATGAGTAAAGCCCCTGAACCGGTTGATTCAGAGGCTTTCACACTTATCCTGATACGGAGTATACCACGGGGTGGATTCACCCTACTCCTGTCTGTGTTTTGTTTTTTCAGGCGGCTTGGATGGTGAGGCGTCCGCCGAGGGCGTGGATTACCTTGGCGATGGTCTGGAAGCTGGGGTTTCCGTCCTTGCTGAGGCTTTTGTAGAGGCTTTCGCGCCCCACGCCCGCGTCCTTGGCGATCTGGGTCATGCCTCGAGCCTTGGCGACGTTGCCGAGTGCGGCCTGCATGAGTGCGGGGTCGTCGTATTCGGCTATGGCGTTGAGGTAGGCGATGATGTCCTGTTCGTTTTCGAGGTATTCGCTGGTGTCGTAGTCGGTGATTTCGGTGCTCATTGCTGCTCCTTGTAGTCGTCGAGTATGGCGTGGGCTTGTTTGATGTCGGTCTGCTGGGTGCTTTTGTCGCCGCCTGCGAGCAGCAGCATGAGCACGTTGCCGCGCGTGGTGAAGTAGACGCGGTATCCGGCTCCGATGTGGAACCGCATCTCGCTGACCGGGCCTCCCACGGGTTTGATGTCGCCGAACGGCCTGCCGGCGAGCTTGCAGGCGTCGAGCCGGGCTTGGATGGCGGCTTTCGCCTCGCGGTTCCTGAGTTTCTTGAACCACTTGCGGTATTCGGCGGTTTGCTTGATTTCCATACCCTTATTGTATCTCACAGGCTACACTATGTCAAGCCGGGCGGCCGCTGGAACCCATCGCCAACGCCAGAATCTCCCGTATGTTGAACTCCCAGTAGCCGTCATCGACCGGCTTGCTGCTGGGCAGCTTGCCGCGGTTGAGCCAGTTGCTGATCTGCTTGCGGCTGACCTCGTACCCGTAGTTGTCCTTGAGCCATTGGCTCATGCCTGCTGGTGTTTTGGTCAGGTGGATTGCCTCGGCCTTGTCTCGGCTTTGCTCGCGCAGCTGTTGCACGTTGATGGGGTTGCCGCATTTGCACAGCAGCAGCGATTCGCCCTTCGCCGCCTGTATTTCGCGTTTGCATTCGGGGCAGACGCCGATTATCCGGCGCGTGCGTGGCCTGCGGTCCACGAGCGGTTCGATGCGCTCGCAGGTGTGGATGAGCCATGTCAGCCAATGTCCCGAACGGCTGGCGCGGCATAGGTCGGGCAGTCGTCGTGGCGAGTCCCTGAGCAGGGTCTGCCATCTCGGACGGCTTTCCACGCCGGTTTCGTTCCACATGTCCTGCAAGCCGTCCTCGGTCTGGTCGAGCATGTCCTGCGCGTGGAGGTTGATGGGCGCGGGCGCCGCGCCTCCTTGCGGTTTGCCGCCCGCTCCGGGTTCTCCGAGCTTGTAGGCGTGACGGGACACCTGTTGCAGGAGCATCATGTCGCGGCGGAGCCGGTGGAGCGTTTTCGCGTAGACGCGGCGGCAGTCCCGGCAGAGCGTCCATGGTGCCTCGACCTGTCGGCTGCCGCAGTATTGGCATGGTTCGGTGGTGATGAACATTATGTTGAAACCCTCAACGTTCCGGCTATGATGGTGCTTTGGTGAGCGTGCCCTCCGCCTGTTGGTGGAGGGTTTCGTTTTGTCTTTCGTTGGATTCAGTGTTTTTACGCTGAATTCAGTCATGTATTCGCGTGTGTTTATCGGTATTTTTCAGACCAGTGGTTCGATGAATTCCGGTGTCCACGCGTCCGCGCGTGATTTCGGCGGTTCGGGATGCTCGATCACGTACAGCACCTCGCTCAACGGCAAACCGAGGAGTTTCGCCGTGTACTCGGGTGTCGCGGCCTTGCCTTTATGCCATTTGAGTATCATCTCACGCTGGTTGTTCGTCGCGCTCACTTCACACCTCCTGTATGCGTGTCGATGAGCTGGCAGCTCATGGCGTCGATGCGCCCATCGGTCTTGGCCTCGATGCAGAGACGTTTGACGTCGCCGGTGGTCTCGATTCGTTGGCTGATGGTCTGCTCCGGCTGTACGGGTGTCTGCACGGAAGCCCAGCAGACGAAGCAGATGGCCGTCAGGCCGGACGCCACTAATAGGGTCACAGTAGCGAGCATCGCTAACCCGACGAAATTCTCCAACGTCCAGTCCTTGAATGGTTTCCTCATGATTCCTCCTTGAGCGTGGCGACATATTCGATGGCCTTGCGTTCACGCTTCGCATACTTCTCGCATTTGCGCTTGAGACGTTTGAGGCTCATGGCGTACAGGAAGTCTCTGAAGTTGCCGTCTTCGCAGATTTTGGCTTGATAACGGCCGCAGGTGCCTTCCGCGCCGATATGCGCAACCAAATGGTCTGTAAGCTGAATCTCGTTCATGCGTTCTCCTTTCGATATGGGTTTGGCGTGTATTCGGGCGATTCCTCGCCGGGCATGGGATTCATGTTCTTGACGGCTTGGATATACCCTTCTTCCCATGCCTGTTCGGCTATCTGCCGGTCGTGTTCGTCTATGGCGGGTTTGAAAGCCGCCAGCAACAGGTCTTCGCTGTACAACTCGCCTTGTTCCCAGACGGAATCGCAAGCCATGCGCAGCAGTTCCCTGAAATCCTCGGGAATATAGTCTGGATGAATTGTTTCGTCGTGTCCGCTCATTGTCCGCCTCCCATTTCCTTCTCTCGCGCCATGATTTCCACGTCATTGGCGAGCATTCGCAGTATGCCGGCGAGCGTGCCATACGATTCGGCGGTCGGATACACCGACTTGCTGATGTACACATCCCATTTGTCGGAGTCCTGATGGTTGTCCGCCTTGAGGATGATGAGTGGGGTGTCGTCGATGAAATGCCCATCTTTCATCCCTCGAATCTTGAGCATCAGGCGCACTGAATCCGCCTGTTCACTCGTGTTGCCCAGAATATCCAGCGTGCTCATCGTCTGCCTCCCAGACTCTCGTAGATCAACCGATAACGCTTGTCCCCGTTGCACATCGCATTCCAACGACGGATGGCGGCGGCGAGCATCATGTCTTTCGGCCACTCCCACTCCACTGCGGGCTTCGACTTCAACGCGAGAACATACGGCTTATACCTGCATCCGCCGCACCGGAAGACCAAAGCGGACAGATAATGCTGCTCCTCCCATTTCGCCTTGACCTTGCCCCCGCATTTGGGACACGGGCTAATCCTGTGAAAACACATCATTGTCTTTCTCCGGTTCTCATAATGACAATCATGCTGGGGAATGGCGCCGCTTCACCGGCCTGACCATTCACCTCATATTTCAAACGTCCGGGCAGAAACCGGACTTCCGCACGGTGCAGGATATGGTTCTGGAACCAGCGGGTGTCGGTGCGTGCGGGCACCAGTAGGACTACGAGCGTGTTCGGCTTGCTGGCCTCCTGTGAGGCCTTGCGAATCCAGTCGCCGATGTTCCGCCCGTAAGGAGGATTGCAGAAAACGGTCTCCCCTCCCCACGAATGTTCGAGGCCGCTGTTTGAGGCAGTGTAATGGTGCTCGCATTTTGCGTTCTGGTCGCTGGATGCCGCGTCGAGGGTGAAGTGGAATTCCTCGTTCAACTGGTCGAACAGTTTCTGCGGAGTCTCCCAATCGTCCTTGTTCGAGGTCATGGCGGCCGCACCCGCCGTGTAAAAGTTGCTCATTCTTCCGTTGCCTCCATCGGGTAATTGATATCTTCAAGCGAGTCCGCGGAATAGGTCAGCTTCACGAGCCTGAACGGCTTCTGCGTCTCCGGGCCTCTGAACGGTGGCTCGTACTCCCACCATTCTCTGCCGTCGTATTCCTCGCGGCGCAGAAAACCGCCATCCGTGAACACCACGACCAGATCGACGGCTATCTCCTGACGGCCGTATCCGTCGTCGTAATCGATGTCGAGCACCTTTTCGGCCTGACTCCACGGAATTCCCAGCTTCTCGTCGCGGGAGCCGACGAATCGAACGTCATCGGTCGAATGCCCGCTTCGTGATATCGCATCCTTGGTTTCACCTAAAAGATTCATTCTTCCGTTGCCTCCTTGCTATAAGGGTTTGCCATTGCCATAGGGTCGTTGCACAGCTCTCCGCGTCGGACATACCTGTACGCACTACGAGTTGCCAATTCCCACACCTGTTCACAGATATGGCGTTCATGCTCGTTCTGATACCGGTACATGTTCCTGATCGACGTATACCGTCGCCCAAAGCCGTTACTGTTCAGATAACCGTTACGCATCGTTGTCATCCTCAGTATCGAAAACATCCGCACTGTCGTAGGACAGTGTTTTGATTTCGTCCTCGTCGATAATGTCGTCGTAGTCCACCGTGCCGTCGCGCAATGCCTTGAGCACGTTGGCGTCCGTGGGGTCGCCGAGATTGTCGGGCCATTCAATGACCATGCGTTGGCTTGTTTGCTTGGTGATCGTCACATCGGCCGTAATGCTCTTGTTCATTCTTCCGCTGCCTTTCCTTGCATTGCCCTGACTGCGAGTCGCATGGCGTCGTAGTATTCGGCCCTCAACGCGCAGTCAGAATCCCATTGAGGGTAAGAGTCGGGCTTCAACGCCTCGTAGAACGCTTTCGCCCCGGCTTCGATTTCCTCGTCCGTGGGCGGGCGCGTGGCTCCGGCGATGTACGCCTCCTGCATGAGCGCGTTGCCCTTGTACACGTGTTCCGCCTTGCTGCTGATGATGTTCATGCTTCCACCGCCTTGACCGGGCGGAACGGAGCAGCAAGCCAAGCCCGAGCGTCATCAGCGGGAATCCACGGTCTGTAGAGGTTCCATTTTCCGGTACCGATACGGATACACTGGATGCTTCCACCCTTGCACATCCACGTGTCATCGTTCTTGTCCAACCACAGGCCAGGCTCGTCGGGCAGTCTCAGCTTCAGACGGAGAGCGTAGGCGAATGACTTAGAGCCAATCCACTCTCTCACCTCACCCTCGATGCTGACTAAGAAAACGGGACGCCCACGCCTCGGATCAACGCACCGGATGTCATAGCGGTTGCCGCTCTTGGCGACAAAGATATCGCCCGCGTGCACGTCCTCGATGTTGTCGATGCGCTCGTACTTGGGGTCATCCACCAATTCGATGGTATCGACGTAACTGGGAATGACGGGCGGCGTATCAGATGATTCAGCCGAGAACACGTGTAAATATGTTCGATGCGCGTCGAGCTGCATCGAAAGGTGACATATACCGTCCGTGTCTCTGGAAAGCCGTATGAGCTTCCCTATGAATACGTCTCCGTTCTCCATTGTCACCTTGACTCGCTGATCGAGATTCTGAATCTCCATAAGGGTCTTGCCTTCCCAGAATGGTTTCTCACTGCTCATTGTTTTTCTCCTTCTTTTCGTTCGCTTCGAGCGCGTCCAGCAGATCGCATTCGGCGAGCATGAGATGCGCCTGGGCGCGGGTCATTGATTTCAACGTCTGCGCGCCGGCGCCGGCCATCCAGCCAAGAGAGCTCACCTTCGTCTCGAGCAGGTGGGTCTGCGTCGCGAGATCACGCAATCGACCATCAAGCAGCATGGTCATCGGTTCCCTCCTTGTTGAGTCGTGTTTCGATTTCGATGCACAAGTCGAGCGCCGCCGTGAAACCGGCCTGATAGGCGTATAGCGCGGTCTCCAGCCGGCTCATGCCGCCAATCTCCGTGGCCTCCAACAGCCACGCCATCGCACGCTCCTGCGGGGTCGGGAACTTTTCGGCCATCACGCGCCCCTCAGAATCGAGCCGAGTGAGGCAGCACCCAGCTTCTGGGCACCTGCGAACCGTCTAGCCGTGGAACGCTTCTTCGGCTGCGCGGCGGGCAGTTCGAGTGGGTTGCGCATGGTCAACGCCTGCTGCTGCGCCTGCTCCGGGCCGTTGCCGAGCATCCGCTGGCGGCGGTACATCCACGCCTCGTCCGCGGATAGGCCCCGCGCCTCGCATTCGCGCGCTATCTGCGCCTCAGAGGGCTTCGACTCGTTGCGCATCCTGCGCACGATGGCGTTCACATCGCCGGAACCGCACCAGCAACCCGTGCTGTTGTCCGCGTAGAAGCGCTTCACCGCCTCCAACGCCTCTCCCAGCGTCATGTCCGCGCGAAGCTCCTCGTGGAACGTGCGAGCCTCCAAGTCGGTGATGGCCGCGTTGCCGTGGTGGACGCGAATCTTCGCCAGCACGAGCGTGCTTTCCTTGAGCGTCAGCATGTCAGTACTCCTTCCCGTGATTGGTTTTCGGCGGCTTCCTCGGCCGCGTAGTGGGCTATCAGTGCCGCGTTCGCATCCTGGTTGGCCTGCGAACGGTTCCACGCCGATGGCGAGGGGCGTGCGGTCGGCTCGGGTTTGGCCGGCAGCGGGTCATCGTCCCAGTGTTCGCCGTCCAGCCAGTTCGCCGGGGTGAGCGTGTAGCCGGGTTCCCGGTTCGGGTCGGCGGCGTACCTCGACGCCTTGGCGATCAGGAACGTGTTGTTGGTTTTCCTCCGCGCCTTCCGCCAAGCCGCGTACGCCTTGCGTTTGCCGGTCTTGCGTGGATAGGTCTGCCAGAACTGTTCGAACTCGATGGGATAATCCTCGTCGGCTCGCTCTGCGG